GGTAAAACAGAAGGTTCTTTGAACGTTAATTCTGCTTTAACAGCTAATAATTCTACTAATCTTGGTGGAACTGCAGCAGCTTCTTATCAACTTAACTCCACTTTGAGCGCGAATATCGCATCATATCTTCCAACGTATACTGGTGTTGTTAACGGGTCATCACATACTGTTGGAACTGCATTTACTGCTAATGCTACCTTAACAAACACAGTATCTCTAGTTGTTTCTACTAATACATCTACATTTGGAACAACTGTTTATATTGTTGCAAATGGTAATGTTGGTATTGGAAACTCTACTCCTGCAGATAAATTAGTCGTTGCTGGTAGTATAATACCAAGTTTAGACAACTCGTATAATCTTGGTTCTGCTTCTTTACGATGGGCAAATCTATATACAGGCGACTTACATCTATCTAATGAAAAAACTATAGGAAATATTATAGACGGAACAACAGGAAACTGGACAATTCAAGAAGGCGAAACAGAGCTTTATATAATAAATAATAAAAATGGTAAGAAGTTTAAGTTTAAATTGGAAGAAATTTAATGACAGTATTAGTAGGTAATTCCACAGTAAATAGTTCTATTGATATATCATTCGCTAGAATTGGTGCGAATTCGACTTTTACAATGCTCACAGCCAATGCTACCGGTATTTACGCTAATTCTACATTAGTAGCCAATTCTATTGGACCTTATGGTAAGACAGAGGGTTCGTTAAATGTTAATAATGCTACCACTGCAACTTCTGCTCCTAACCCTAATGCAATAACATTCAATAACGGAGGAGCTGGCGCTGCTTCAGGTAGCACTTATACAGGCAGTGCAACTTTAACAGTTTCATATAACACTGTTGGCGCCCCTTCAACTTCTGGAACTGGCGCTTCTGGTACTTGGTCTATCAACATTAATGGTTCTGCTGCTTCTGCCACTAACGCTTCTGCCGCCACCAATGCTACTTTTGCAACATCAGCTGGAACTGCTAATACAACTCAAGCATTAACATTTGCTTCTGATGGCACTGGAGCAGCTGCTACCACCACTTTCAATGGAGGCACTGCTAGAACTATCTCTTATAATTCTGTTGGCGCTCCTTCAATCACTGGAACTAATGCTTCTGGTACTTGGTCTATCAATATTAATGGTTCAGCAGCTTCTGCTACCAACGCTTCTGCTGCTACTAACGCTACAACTGCTACTTCGGCAACAAATGCAACTACGCAAAGTACTACAGGTTCTACTAATTTTAGCGTAGGAACTTTAGTTTATTCTGCCAACACACAAGGTGGAAGAACGTACGAGACTCATGATTTTAATTCTTATCCAAATCTTTATTCAACAATGTTTATTAATCCAACCGGGTCAACAAATGTTCCTGCAGGATTTAGTGGTAACGGTTATCGCTTTATTATGGGCGCTGGTGATACTACTACTCGTGGTTTTGATCTACTTGGTTCTTCGGCACCAGCTTTATGGTTTAGAGCACGTGAACAGGGTACTTGGAATCAGGTAGTTTATAATTCAGGTACTTGGTCTATCAACATCAATGGTACAGCAGGTTCTGCTCCTAATCCTAATGCAGTAACGTTTAATAATGGTGGTGCTGGTGCTGCTTCAGGTAGCACTTACACAGGTAGTTCCACTTTAACAGTTTCATATAACACTGTTGGAGCTCCATCAACCACTGGAACTAATGCTTCTGGAACTTGGTCTATCAGCATCAATGGTTCTGCAGCTTCTGCTCCTAATCCTAATGCAGTAACGTTTAATAATGGTGGTGCTGGTGCTGCTTCAGGTAGTACTTACACAGGCAGTGCAACGTTAACGGTTTCATATAACACTGTTGGAGCTCCATCAACCACTGGAACTAATGCTTCTGGAACTTGGTCTATCAGCATCAATGGTTCTGCAGCTTCTGCTACCAATGCTTCTGCTGCTACTAATGCTACTACAGCAACTAACTGGGGAACGTATGGCGCTGTTCCAGCAGCGGGTTCATCAGGAGGTACCGCAAGCACTATTCCTCGTTCTGATGTTAACGGTTATACATATTTTGGTTATATCAATAGTAGCACTAGCAACAATGAAAATCCTGGGGTTTCTCAGGTAATTGTAACAAATGGAACTGACAACTTTTACAGAAAATCAGCAATAGCAAATTTTACAACATATCTATCAGGAACAGCATCCAGTTTGACTGCTGGTGCTGCTACTAATGCTTCTTTTGCGACTAATGCCACTTCAGCAACTAATGCTTCTTACCAAGGTCCAACTGGTACATCCAACGATTGGGTTACTTCTTTCCAAAACACACCAGCTCACTATAGATCTTTCAGAGAAATGTCTGCCAATGGACCTTCGGGTACATGGTGGTTCATGGAGAATATGCGACACTCTAATGGGTCTAACTATTGGGGTCGTCAAAATGCCTGGGGATGGGAAGATAATGCGAACGAGTATTACTCAAGAAATATTACCGGCGGAACTTTTGGTTCTTGGGTAAGATTCTTAAATTCAAGTAACTATAATTCTTATGCTCCAACTTTAACTGGAACTGGTGCTTCTGGAACTTGGTCTATCAACATCAATGGTTCTGCAGCTTCTGCTACCAATGCTTCTGCAGCCACTAATGCCACCAACGCCTCTAATCTTGGTGGTGTAGCTGCCGCTTCATATGCACAGCTTTCAGGAGCAACATTCACAGGCACTGTTAGCGTTCCTTCAGGGTTTACTATTCGTAAGCAGGATAACGCCAATGAGGGTGGTGAGTTTTATATCGAAAAAGCCACAAACTCAACTCTTGCTGGTAATATTATCGTTGATAATAATACAAATACGCTTCGTATTTTCGAAAATGGTGGAAGTTTCCGTGGCGCTACTCTTGATATTACTGGTTGCGGATCGCAGTCTGCGCTTCTACACTCAAGTAATTATAATTCATACGCTCCAACTTTGACTGGAACAGGTGCTTCTGGTACTTGGTCTATCAACATTAATGGTTCAGCAGCTTCTGCTACCAATGCTTCAGCAGCCACTAATGCTACTACAGCGACCAATCAATCTGGAGGAACAGTTTCTGCAACCACTGGTTCGTTTAGTAGCGATCTTTCGTTTAACTCTGGTTACGGTTCTGCTGCTGTTGCTTATGGTTGTCGTGTATGGATTAGGTTTGTTGTTTCTGCTGGTGTTCCTGCTATTTCCAACGATGGTAATGTTTCAACTATTACTGACAATGGCGTAGGAAACTTTGTTATTAATTTCACTACTGCGCTTGTAGATGCTAACTATGCTGCCGTGGCAAACTATTCAGAAACTAATAGTGCTACAGGTGGCGGCAACGATGGTCAAGCATCGTGTCACACATATGCGACCGGATCTGTGAGAATATATTGCGCCAGAGGTGATGGATCTGCTAATGATCCTGCTCGTTGTAGTTTAATTGTTTGTAGATAAGAAGGTAAAAATGACTATCGCATATACTTGGAAAGTTACTAATGTTAAAGTTACGGAAATAAATAATACACCAAATACAGTTGTTTATACGTATTGGGAAAAAACAGGTAAAGACGAAGAAGGTAATGAAGGAACTTTTTATGGAGGCACTTCGTTTTCTGCTGATAATGTGATAGAAGGATCTAAATTTATTCCTTTTGACGAATTGACTGAATCAGAAGTCATTGAATGGATTAAAGCATCTATCACTAATGGTTACGAACAACATATCAACGAACAAATAGATAAACTTATTTTTGAAAAAAAGAATATATTGGTCGAAAAACCTCTTCCATGGGACCCATCTAATATGGTTTCTAACACAAGTAATATCGTTGAATGATATAAATACACTAAAACGACCATAGGGGAAAGGGAACCATGGCAGATAAAGATTTCGTAGTAAAAAATGGTTTAGTTGTAGGAGCTAATAATACAACTTTTGGAACAGCAGTATCTTTAGTATCCAACGGTAACGTTGGTATTGGTAATTCAACGCCAACAACAAAATTACATATTCAAAGAGCTCCTGGCGCTTCTATTGGTGGTGAAATTTGGTCAAGTGAAGGCGCTTATTGGATCCAATTAAATAGTCGTCAATCAGCAGGTGCATATAGTCCTTTAGTTGCTGCTGGCGACCATGCTTTAATATATTCTGATGGTACATCAGAAACTGGTTCTTTAGTAATTGGTCAATGGTCTAGTAGTGCTAGAGGTATACGTATTGATGCTTCCGGTAATGTTGGTATAGGAACAGCATCACCAGCAGAAAAACTTGATGTTACTGGTAGCATTACTGCCACTGCAAATGTTAGTGCAGCTTCTATAAACGCTTCTACTGGTTTCTATGGTACAGTTCAAACCGCAACACAAGCAACTATCGATCATAATACTCTAGCTAATTATGTAGCAGATAGACATATAGCACACTCTGGAGTTTCTATAACTGCAGGCACAGGTTTATCTGGTGGAGGAACTATTGATGCTTCTATAACATTAAATGTAACCAATGTTCCTAATTCAGTAACATTCAATAATGGTGGTGCTGGTGCTGTATCAGGAACTACTTTTAATGGTTCTTCTGCTGTAACTATCTCTTATAATTCTATTGGTGCTCCTTCGACCACTGGAACTAATGCATCTGGTACTTGGTCTATCAACATTAATGGTTCTGCTGCCTCTGCTACTAACGCCTCTGCAGCCACTAATGCTAATTTTGCAACATCAGCTGGTTCTGCCACTAATGCCAGTTTTGCAACATCAGCTGGTTCTGCCACTAATGCCAGTTTTGCAACATCAGCTGGGTCGACTTCACAAGCATTAACATTTGCTTCTGATGGTACTGGAGCAGCTGCCACAACCACTTTTAATGGAGGCACTGCTAGAGTTATCTCTTATAATTCTGTTGGCGCTCCTTCAATCACTGGAACTAATGCATCTGGAACTTGGTCTATCAACATCAATGGTTCTTCAGGATCAACAGCTACTGCAACTACTGCAACCAACGTTTCTGGAGGAACAGTTTCTGCAACTACTGGATCTTTCAGTAGCGATCTTTCTTTCAATTCTGGTTATGGTTCAGCTGCTGTTGCTTATGGTTGTCGTTCATGGATAAGGTTTGCAACATCATTAGGCACTCCCTCTATCACCGGTGATGGTAACGTTTCAACTATTACTGATAATGGAACAGGAGCTTTTACTATTAATTTTACTACTGCTCTTGTAGATGCTAATTATGGAGCAGTTGCTAATTATACAGAAACTAATAGTGCTACTGGCGCCAGTAATGACGGCCAAGCATCATGTCATACTCATGCAACAGGTTCTGTGAGAGTGTTTTGCGCTCGAGGTGATGGATCTGCTACAGATCCTGCTCGTTGTACTGTAGTAGTTTATAGATAAAAAAAGGAAATTGAACATGTTAAAAAGAGTTTTATATCCTAATGACAATGGTGGTATTTCTATTTTAATTCCTTCTGAAAATTGCGGTCTTACAATTTTGCAAATGGCTCAAAAAGACGTACCAGCAGGAGTACCATATAAAATCGTAGATATGTCAGAAATTCCAACCGATAGAACATTTCGTGATGCTTGGGAATATGATTTTTCAAATCCTGATGGATATGGAATTGGTCATGATGCATGGTTCGCTCAACAGGAGAAAACTGATGATTAAAATTAATGTAGATAAGGCAAAAGAAATTTGGAAAGATAAATTAAGATCTGCAAGAAAACCAATTCTTGAAAAACTAGACGTTGAATACATTAGATCATTAGAACAAGGTTTAGATGTTTCAGAAATTGTCTCTAAAAAACAAGAGCTTAGAGATATTACAAAAGATCCTGTATTACTTGCAGCTAAAACACCAGAAAAGATAAAGTCTTTTTGGCCAGAAATATTAGGATAACAAATGGCAGTTCCAACAACAAGAGCAGAGTTTACTGAAAATTGCCTAAGAAGATTAGGTAAACCAGTCATTGAAATTAACGTCGATGACGATCAAGTATCAGACCGCATTGACGAAGCTCTTCGTTATTACTGGGATTATCATTTTGATGGTTCTGAAAAAACTTATTACAAATACGCCATAACAGAACAAGATAAAACAAACAAATATATCACAATGCCAGAGAATATAATTGGCGTTGTAAATATATTTGATCTTGGTTCTACTCTTGGCGTAAATAACCTATTCAATATTCGTTATCAGATCGCTCTAAACGATCTCTATACATTAACATCTGTGTCAATGGTCCCGTATTATATGGCTATGAATCACGTTCAATTTCTTGAACAGATGCTCGTTGGTAAACAGCCTTTGAGATATAACAGACATACTGATAGATTATATCTAGATATGGATTGGGACAGAATTGCTGCTGGTGAATATATAATTGTTGAAGCATATGAAGTAATTGACCCAGACACATATACTGATGCATGGTCAGATCGTTGGTTGCTTAGATATGGTGCTTGTTTGATTAAGCAACAGTGGGGTCAGAACCTTAAAAAGTTCGAAGGAATGAAACTCCCTGGTGGGTTGACTTTCAATGGTCAAAAAATTTACGACGAAGCCACTGCAGAAAGAGAAGAACTTGAGAAAGAAATGATCTACAGCTATAGCCTACCCGCAACAGATATGATCGGATAACTATGGCCACGAATTTTTTCTTCAATAACTTCCAAGCATCTCAAGAGCAGCTGCTTCTAGAGAATTTAGTTATTGAATCAATTAAAATATACGGCCACGACACATATTACATTCCCCGTAAACTGAACAATTACGATGAGGTTTATGGAGCAGATGATGTTTCCTCATATGAAACAGCTTATCCTATTGAGATGTATATTAAGTCAATTGATGGGTTCTCCGGTGATGGAGAATTTCTATCTAAGTTTGGCGTAGAAATACGAAATCAAATTGTATTCTCTGTTGCTCGTAGAATATTCTCAGAAGAAATTTCTCAGTTTACTACTCAAGTTAGACCTAACGAAGGCGATATTATTTGGTTTCCATTAAACCAAAGATTGTTTGTTATTCGCTATGTAAACAAGTATGAAATGTTTTATCAACTTGGTGCTCTTCAAACATGGGAAATGACTTGTGAAGTATTTGAATATGCTGGCGAAAAGTTTAGTACAGGTATTTTTGAGATTGATGAGATACAGACTAAGTATAATACTGACGTATTTAATTGGGCTATCTTGACAGAAGATGGCGATCGTATTATGACTGAAGAAAGTAACTATCTAGTTCTAGAAGCCGCTAAAACTAATACTATAGCTCCTTCTGACAATGATATGATTCAGCAAGAGTCTGATGAATTTGTTGACTGGACAGCACAAAACCCATTCGTAGAGGAGCATATTTAATTGTTCGGAGCTCCATTTTATTTCAGTTTAATTCGTAAATATGTTATTCTTATGGGCACTCTGCTCAACAATATTCGTATCACACGTACGGATAAAAATGGTAATACAATCAATCTTCTTAAAGTTCCAATCACGTATGCCCCTAAAGATAAGATGCTTGCAAGAGTTATGCAAGATCCGGCTCTAGATCGTAATACTGCAACCCTACCATTGCCTATGATCTCATTCGAGATGGGTGAAATTAAATACGATGGAACTAGAAAACTTAATACAGTTGGAAAAAGCACTGTTAAAAGCACAGTAGCTGGTGAAGAAAGTAAGTTTAAATATCAGTATAATCCTGTTCCTTATAATATATCATTTAAGGTATACATATATGCTAAAAACGTTGAAGATGGCACCAAGATTATAGAGCAGATATTACCATATTTTACACCAGATTGGACGACCACTTGTAACCTTATTCCAGAAATGGGAATTGCAATGGATATTCCGATCATTTTAACTAACATAGATTATAATGATAAATACGATGGTGAGTATAAAGATCGTAGAATGATTATATGGTCTTTAGATTTCTTATTAAAAGGTTATTTTTATGGTCCTGTTAAGAAATCTGCTATCATCAAATTCATCAATGTTAATTTTTATATACCCCCAGTTGCAGACGGTAAACTAGCTGATGCTGTTGGTAATACAGACATTGCAGAAAAGATTACCATACAACCTGGATTAGACGCTAACGGAGCTCCTATAAATTATTACGGATCTCCATTTACTGGTACAGGAACATTGCCCTATACCGAAATAGAAGCTGATGATGATTATGGATTTATTACTATGATTTATAACACTGAAGAAATTGATCAATGAATGAAGAAGAAAATCTGCCTTTAAAATATGAAAATCAAATAGAAAATTTAATAGCAAAGGCTCATGATGATTCTGCTCGTAGCGATTTCGAAGCAGCTAGAGCCAATCTATATGAAGTTATCCAAACAGGCCAAGAAGCAATGGACAAGCTATCAGAAATTGCTGGGCAATCTCAACATCCACGTGCTTTTGAAGTGTTGGCCAAACTTATGGATACTATGGTTAATACTAATAAAGAATTATTGGCGCTTCAAACTAAAATCAGAGAAATAGATTCCTCTGACTCCCCTATAAACGAAAAAGCCCAAACCATCAATAATAATCTTTTTGTAGGATCTACTGCAGAACTTCAAAAAGTTCTTAAAGAAATGAAGAATAATGAGTGATATTGCTGGTTATAAAGGTAATATTCTTCTAAAGAAATCTAATCAAAATATTGAATGGACTCCTGAATTAGTTCAAGAGTATGTTAAATGTTCAGAAGATCCAATATATTTTGCTGAAAATTATATGAAGATTATTACTTTGAACGATGGTCTTCAAAATTTTATTATGTGGGATTATCAGAAGAACATGGTTTCTTCATTTAAAGATAATCGTTATACTATCGTTACAACGGCTCGTCAGGCTGGTAAATCTACTACAACCTGTGCATATATTCTTTGGTATATTATTTTTCATGCTGATAAGACTGTTGCTCTACTGGCCAATAAGGGGGATACTGCTAGAGAAATTCTTGGGCGTGTTCAGCTTGCTTATCAGCATCTTCCAAAATGGTTACAACAGGGTGTTGTAGAATGGAATAAAGGGTCATTCGTTCTAGAAAATAACAGTCGTGTTTTGGCCGCTGCTACTTCTGCTTCTGCTATCCGTGGTTATACCATCAATCTCCTATTCATCGATGAGGCGGCTCACATTGACGGTTGGGACGAATTCTTTACTTCAGTCTACCCAACTATTTCATCAGGTACAGATTCTAAAATTATTTTAGTTTCTACTCCTAACGGATTAAACCATTTCTATGCTACTTGGATCAACGCTATTGAAAATAGGAATGGTTATAACGCTATTCAGGTAAACTGGAGAGACGTTCCAGGCAGAGATGATAAGTGGAAACAAGACACTCTTGCTGGTATGAACTTTGATATCGAAAAGTTTAATCAGGAAATGGAGTGTGAGTTCCTTGGTTCGTCAGGAACTCTAATAGCTGGTTGGAAGTTAAAAGAACTAGTTCATCAGGCTCCAATAGTTGAAAAAGAAGGTCTTATTCAATACAAACCTCCTGAAGAAAATCATGTATACATGATGGTATGTGACGTTTCTAGAGGTAAGGGATTAGATTATTCTGCCTTTCAACTAGTTGATGTCAGCAAAATGCCTTATCAACAGGTAGCTGTATATAGAAATAATGCTGTAACTCCGGTTGATTACGCCGAAGTTATTCATAGGGTAGCTAGAGCTTATAATAACGCCTCTGTCCTTGTAGAGGTCAATGATATTGGCGAACAGGTTTCTCATACACTACATTATGACTTTGCCTATGAGAATGTGTTGTTCACTGAAAACGCTGGACGCTCAGGCAAACGTATCACCCAAGGATTCGGTGGAGCTTCTGGGGTAGATAAGGGAATTAGAACAACTAAAATTGTCAAATCAATAGGATGTTCTATTTTAAAACTTTTGATCGAAGGAAATCAATTTATTGTTAACGATTTCCACACTATCAACGAATTATCAACGTTTTCAAAAAAGGGGAGTTCATACGAAGCTGAGCCAGGTAAACATGATGACTTAGTAATGTGTTTGGTTTTGTTTGCTTGGTTATCCGAGCAACAATATTTTAAAGAGTATACAGATATTAATACTCTAATGTCGCTGCGAGAAAAGACGGAAGAGGATATGGAACAAGACCTTTCTCCGTTTGGGTTTGTGGAAACTGGTAGGGATGATTTTTATGCGGAAGACTACGAACAATTCGTAGGGGACGCCTGGATGTGGAACCAACCGATAGACTTCTAAAAAACCCAATTTTATAAATATATCAAGTAAATCACGAATGTTCTCGCACGAAGGGAGAAAAAAATGGCATTTCAATTAAGCCCAGGTGTAAATGTATCTGAAATTGATCTTACTACGATCGTACCTGCCGTAGCCACTAATGATGGCGCTTTTGCAGGCGTTTTTCGTTGGGGTCCAATTGAGGAAAGAGTATTTATTTCCAACGAAGATCAGCTTGTAAGAAGATTTGCTAAGCCAACTAATTTTAACGCTGAAACTTGGTTTACTGCTGCAAACTTCTTGTCATATACCAATCGTCTATATGTTTCCCGTGCCGCTCATACTACTGGAGCTACTCCTACAGTTTCAGGTAATACTACAGGCGGAAATAACGTTGTTTTAATTTCAAACACATCAGCTATTACAGTTGGAATGTATTTGACTCAGTGTTCAAACGCCTCTATTACTTTTGGTAATAGTTCTGTTAATACTGCAACTCTTTCTAGAATATCAGTTCTTTCTAAGAACTCTTCTTCTATTACTCTTTCTTCAAATACAACTGCTTCTCAGAGTAACGTTTCTTTCTATTTTGCTCGTCCAGAAACAGCTTACAACGCTCTAGGATTTGATGGCGCCAATAATGATGCTAAGGCTGCAAATCTAGTAAACCAGATTGTAAAGAACGAAAATCACTATATCGAAAAAGATGGAACTTTCGATACAGACGTTATCTATATTGCAAAATATCCAGGGGATATTGGCAATTCGCTAAGAGTTTCTGTTTGTGATAACAGCAATAGTTTTGCTTCTAACGTTTCTTTGGTTACTGCTAATTCTATAACAAATGCTGCTGCTGAATTCAGATTTGGTTCTAACGCAGTATCAATACATTTCCCTGCTGCAGCTAACACTACTGCTTCTTCAAATACATCAGATCTAATTGCTATTGGCGACCAGATTCTTGCTGGTAATAGCACTATTGGTCTTCAGTATATGCAGGTTAAAACTGTTTCTGTTCAGAACAACTATTCTTGGAACGGTAACGTTACTGCTAATGCTACAGTAAACGCTGCAGCTAACGTTGATGTTAATCTTAACTTTATCAGAACTGGTAACTCTATTTTCACTAACGGTGAAGTTGTAACTTACGTATCAAGTAATGTCAGTGGCGATCTTGGTGGTATAACTAGTGGAAATAGATATTACATCACAGAAGCAAACTCTACAGGATTTAAGTTAGCATCTGATCCATTTGGTTCAGAAATTGATATCTCTCTAAACTTTGACCCAAATCCAAAGTTTATTGCTAACTCTTCAGTAGTAAAGATACAGTTTGAAGATCCTTATAGACTACGTTCACCATTTGTCACTCAGACTCTAGAACGTAATTGGGAATTCTTCAATGTGGTCGACACTGCTCCAGGTCAGTCAAACTATCAGCTTTACAATGGTAATACTTCAGCTAACGATGAATTGCATGTTGTTGTAGTTGACGATAGAGGAGATTTCACTGGAACTCCTGGAACTGTTCTTGAAGTATTCAAGGGAGTTTCTAGAGCAACAGACGCTACTACTCTAGATGGAACAGATAATTACTACAAGAACGTAATTAATAAAACTTCTCAGTATATTTGGTGGGCTGCTGATCGTTCAACCGCTCTTTCAAATAATGCTCTTAATCTAACTTCTGCTACTTCAGGAGAACCAGCAAATATCCAACTAAGACTAGGCGCTGATGGATTAAGCGAAGCTAATGCTACTCTATCAATCCTAGCAGCTGGATATGAATTGTTCCAGTCACCAGAAGATGTTGATATTTCTCTTGTTCTTCAAGGAAAGCCAATTGGTGGAACAACTGTTCAAGACGGAAGAACAGTTCAGAATTACCAGCTAGCTAACTGGATTATTGATAATATCGTTGGTGGTTCAAACTTTGATCCTGAAAACAAGAACGGAAGAAGAGATTGCGTAGCTTTCGTATCTCCTGATAAGGCTACTGTTCTTAACAACGCTGGTGACGAAGCTCTAGATCTTAAGTCATGGAGAAATGCTCTACGTAGTTCTTCATACGCTGTCATGGACTCTGGTTATAAGTATCAGTATGATAGATATAACGATGTTTACCGTTGGATCCCTCTAAACGGTGACGTTGCAGGTCTATGCGCAAGAACAGATATGACTAATGACGCATGGTGGTCACCAGCTGGTTTCAACCGTGGTCAGATCAAGAACCTTGTTAAACTAGCATATAATCCTAAGAGACCAGAAAGAGATATTCTATATCCAGCTGGTATCAATCCTGTGGTTACTTTCCCAGGAGAAGGAACTGTTCTTTACGGAGACAAGACTCTACAGTCTAAGCCATCTGCCTTTGATCGTATCAATGTTCGTAGATTGTTTATCACTCTAGAGAAAGCTATTTCTGTTGCTGCTAAGTATTCACTATTCGAATTCAACGATGCGTTTACTAGAGCACAGTTCAGAAATCTTGTAATTCCATATCTACGCACTATTAAGGGTCGTAGAGGTATTACAGACTTCCTAGTTGTTTGTGACGACACTAACAATACTCCACAGATTATTGATAGTAACCAGTTCGTCGGCGACATCTATATTAAACCTGCGAGAAGTATCAACTTCATCCAGCTTAACTTCATTGCTGTTCCAACTGGCGTTCAGTTCTCTGAAGTTATTGGTAAGTTTTAATAAATAGATAAAACTCAAAGGAGTAAAATAGATGGCTTTCGACATTAACGATTTTAAACAAAAGGGTCTACGTTACGGTGGTGCTAGACCTTCGCTATTCGAAGTAGTAGTTACTCCTCCACCAGGAGTAGCAGTTGCAGCGGCGGGAATTGAAAAATTCCCGTTCGTCTGCCGAGCAGCAGAACTACCAGAATCAACTATTGGAAACATTGAAATTCCATATTTTGGTAGAAAAATTAAGGTTGCTGGTGAACGTACTTTTGCTGACTGGTCAGTAACTGTAATGAACGATGAAGACTTTGCAGTTAGAACAATGTTTGAAGCATGGCAAAATGCTATCAATACTATCGTTTCTAATGTTCGTATAGCAAACCCAATTGAAGACTATAAGACTTTGATTGACGTTACTCAGTTTGCTAAGGATGGCGAAGCAATTCGTTCTTATCAGTTAGTTGGCGCATTCCCAACTGCAGTTAGTGGTATTACTCTTGGTTGGGATTCTGCTAATGCTATTGAAGAGTTTACAGTAAACTTTTCTTATGATTATTGGATACCTCTTATTATTGGTACTACAGTTCTATCAGCTAAGACATCTGGTCAGGTTACTGATTTTGATGTAGAAGCAACTCCAACTGGCGGTCCAATAGGAATCTAAATAAACTATAATAATGATTAGGAGGGAGGAAACTCCCTCCAATATTGGAGAAATAAATGGC